AAACCATTGATTCGATTTTTCCCGCCGATATCATTCCTCGAAACCGTGTATCGCTTTTCCGCCACCATTCCGCCGTTCCGGTCAAACGCCGTTCCGGATGTGTTCCCCTCAATCGTCCGAATCATGATCCGATCCTTTTCGACTCTTGCATCAATAACACATCCCACGTGAGAAACCCGCCCCAAACTCTGAGAGTAAAAGTAAACCAGATCTCCCGCTGCCGGGACATGATGCCACCGCCCCGCTTTCACAAAGTAGCTTTTCCCGGTCGGCGTGTACGCCGTGTATCCCCCGCATAGAAGCTTCTGCCCCGCCTGATATGCGTTCATGTTTCCCCTCCTTCAAGCCTCACTGCATCGTTCTTTGCCTGCATTTAAGGTTGCCCGTGAAAGGCAGCCTCAGCAAGTTTAATCCTTCACCACATTTCCGGCTGTGTCGGCATGCCATCCGGGGTATACCCGGCAGTGGTCAGATGTTTCCAGATTATATTCATGTTGCCTGTGAAATTCATGCCTTGAATTTGTTCTTCCTTTCTGTTTTATTTTTAATAAAATATCTTGCACACGCTGTGGTATTCCTCTATAATTTATGAATCAAAGGCGTGGACGGGAGGTTAATCATGTCAATCGATAATCGCGGACTCTCATCCAGCCTTTTAATTGATTCCAGAGAATTGCAGCTACTCCTTGAAAAGAACCGCGATAAAATCGGGCACACCCACCATGATGGAAAAGGTGAATTAGTCAGTGGAATTTTGTTTATTGCCTCTATTCTTCCCGCTGTTTATCCTTCTATCTATGTGTTATCTTCAAGTTCTGTTAAAAAAGTCTGTTTAGCGTTGGGCTTTGCTGTCTGCGCCGGAGGTCTAGCGATGCTTGTTAAAAGCCACAAAAACCTTTATGGCCACAAAAAGCTATATTCTGATATAGAAAAACTTAATACCGTTCAGCACCGGCACTCGCTTGTCGCGATTAAAGATACATTCTCGAGCACCCCTTCCCGCTTCCTGCTGTACTACGATGATCGTTGGGATTGCTGGTTTTTCTTTAACTACAAGACAACCAATAACGATCAGCTACATGTCACGCAGCGACTGGCCGAAGAATTGCACATTCCAACTGAGAACCTGACACTCACGCGCTGCGGCGACAGAATACAGACAAAATATTCTGTAAGTGCCAAAGAAGAGAAAACATATAACCATACTCTGTATAGTGCATCTCTGGAAACATTTCCTGAGCCACTCACGCACCCGTCATTTTCTATTGATAATAGACAATATAAATGGATGTCGATGAGGGAAATGCACGATGATCCTATGATTCAGAAAAAGAATAAGGATGTTGTAAACTTCGTTGACGAAATAATACATTAAACTTGCTGCCTCTTTTTAGGGGTAGCTATTTTTTTGTAAGAAAAAGCCACCCCGAAGGACGGCTTCATTACTCAGTCTCTGACCACATTTCCGTTTGCGTCTGCGTGCCATCCGGGAACAATGGAAAGCTTCTTCGTCTCATCGTCCCACTCAACCCCCAGCTCCGGACCCGTGTATCGGCTCAGAACTGCCTCAAACTGATTGCTTCCCTTTTCTGCCATGACAAGCTCTTTCTCAATCTGCGAAAAATAGTTTACATTCATCATTTGTTTTTCCTCCCCTGAAAGTAATTGTTTTTTGAGTGCGCCGGAATCAACGGATCCGGCATCCGAGATAAGAGGATCACCGCCTCTCTGGTCGTCTACCCTCATAGTTCTCACTCCTTTTTAGTTTCTCCGCTCGTATCGCTAATCGTCATAACGCCATTGCCATTATCCGCAAGTCCCTCTCCGATACAGTAAGCAAGGACGGAGGCTGCCTGCAATATGAGCGCCGTGACCTGTGTCGCATCGCTCTCTGATGCTCCACGGAAAATCATGATTCCGGACACAAGCCCAGCGACCGCTACCCAAAACTTTCTTGATGTAAGTTTCCTGATAAGTTCTTCTTTTTTCATGTCTGTCCTCCTATTTAATCATTGCCTCTGCTATCCCCTGCACTACCCACACCGCAATACCGCCCGAAATCGCCGACACAATCGCCGTGATTGCAGTCTGCTTCATGGAGTTTATCGTTTGAATCGGGCGCCTTTCGATAACCTCCAATCTCTCGATCATGTTTTTCTGACCGGCAGAAAAATGATTCATGTTGAGTGCAAGCTCTTTTACCTGTATCACAAGGTCATTAATGCTTTTTACCATCGTCTCCACATCGCCAACACGGTGCTTAAGGGACTTTATCTCGTGCTCGTGTCCCTCGAGTTTCACTGCGATCTCTTCATCCGTCACATTTCAACCTCCTTCCATCCTGCGGGATAGGCCGTCGGCGACCATACATTTCCATCTATCAAAGATTCGTAAGTCTTTCCCTCAAATCTCACCTTGTCGCCTTTTTTATAGGGATTCGTGCTGTCCGGCTGAACCCACTCCGCTACAGCGGTCTGGTTCCCGTCCTCATCCTGCGGGACAAGTACCTTTGCCCATAAAGACACCGCGCTCTCCGGATTCCAGTCTGCTTGTGATGTATGGCCTTTCAGGCATTTATAAAGCACGCCGTTATAGCTCCTATACTGATCTTTGGTATAAGAAACTCCGTTCCCGCTCCACTCATCAAAGAGGAACTGAACCGCTTCGGCCTCTGCATCGTCCATGATCTTCTCTGCCATTTCCTTTGCAAAGGCCTCTGTCTTTTTCTCTCTTATCTCTTCTTCCGACATCTGTCGCAAATAAATTTCGACCTTTACGGTTCCATCATGTAAAGTCTGCCGTTTCGGAGGTTCAATAATGACAACATTGTCCAGTTTATTTACAGTTTCTTCTCCCTCCATAAACTGAATTACCGATACCGCGTCATCTGTTATCTCTCCGCACAAGCTAAGTGCTTCCGTTTCATTACTTACTATGGACGCAAGAAAGGAAGATTCTGCCGCATCTAATACATTTAGTTCATAACCGCTTTTTAATCTGATTTTCATTTTTATCCTCCGTTTAAACGTCTTTATATCCGTATAAATTGTACCAAACGACTCCTCCACTAACGAACCCAACAGGAACACGTATGAGTGCACTAGTCATTGAGAAATTTTCCTGAGTATCCTTTGAATACCATCCAGCATAGTAGGAACCAAAGACATTGAATCCTCCGGGCGTCGCTACGGTTCCTCCTCCACCAGCAAATACTGTCAAGCCAATAGGAGTAAAACCTATATTTTTCAGTTCCATTGATGAACAACGTATAGTCCCGCCAGCATACTTCCATTCAAAAACCGGGAAAGGTCCTTTGTACTCTCCGTCTTTCGATTGGAATATTCTGGATGTGAGAGTCCCGGTGATTTTTACCCCATTCACCCATGCGGTCTTTCCTTTTGAAATATTGGCAGCAACTGCATTCGCAGAGGTTTGAGCTGAAAGACTGTTTGCAGTAATTCGTCCTCCGCCCGAATGAAATCCAGCTGGTATCGTATAACTCCCTCCAGCATTTAATGCCGCTGTTACATTTCCACGATTCGGCATATTTCCAGTGACTTTTGATCCATTAATCCAAGCAGTAAATCCTGATAGGATGTGACCTGCAGCAGCATTTCCACCGGTTTGGCTAGAGAGGCTTTTTGCTGTAATCACTCCATCTCCATTGTGATAACCTTTTGGTATCGTATAACTTCCACCAGCATTTAACTCTGATGATTTTGCTCCTTGATTTTCCATTGATCCAGTTATTTTTACACCTTTTACATATGCGGTTTCTCCGAGCAAAAAATGTTCAGCCACCGCTGTTGCGTCGCTTGTATCAATTCCCGTTTGTATCAATTCGATTTCCGATTTAAACTCAGTCGGGAAGGTAAGCTTCTTTGTAATGCCTCTCTTTGCTCTGATACTGTTCGCAATTGCGGTCAGTTCAGTGGCATTTACCATATACCCAGTCATCATTCCTCCTTCTTAAAACTGCAAACCACCTGCATTTGAAACCTTAATATTCACATCACTTTTCCCATCGAAAACATATGACTGTTCCCCCAGAGTAATTGTGAGCCTACCTTTTCGACTGTTTAGTTCCTGCTCGCATCCTTCTGCTGTTTCTTTCACCGCTGCGATTGCTTCTCCTGCGGCCTTTGCATCTGCAGCTGAGCCTTCAACACTTAGCGTTTTATCAATTTCAATCAAATTGATATTTTCGCCTTGTTTTTCAAGCCATGCTGCAACCGCCGCATTTGCAAGCTGTTCTACTGTAGTAGATATAGTAGAAAGTTTTTCCTCTATCTGAGTTTTTGCATTGCTTACCGATTCTTCAGTTTTTGTCTTTGCTTCCCGCACCGCCGCTTCTGTTTTCTCTTCATTCGACAGGATAGACGCATTCACTCTTGTTTCTACGCCAGATAATGCTTCTGTTACCCTTGCTTCTGCCTGCTCTGCAGCACCATTTGCTTTATTCTTTGCAGCCTCAACCGCTTCATTTGTCTTCAGATCATTCCGCGCAATTGCAGCGTTTACTCTTTCATCAATCCCACTCAATGTATTTGTTACTCTTGTTTCTGCGCTCTCTGCTGCTGCCCTTGACCTCTCTTCTGCATCTGATACTGCCGAACTTACTCTTGTTTCTGCACTGGTTATCGCAGCTGTGACACGATTCTCCGCGCTCTCCGCTGCTTCTTTACTTTTTTTTTCTGCTGCTTTAATCGCAGCATTTACCTTTTTTTCCAGTTGTTCCAGTTCGGTAAGCTTGGACGGATCTGCTATAACTCCATTTCTCTCTTCAATGTAGAATGCCCCAAAGAAACTCGCCCACTTTACTCCACCATCATCACTATATGCTCGGATACTTAAGAGCATTGTGCCGGCATGTGACATGACTGACATGGGGAATAACGCACTCAGCAGCACATGATCCTCGGCTGTTTCCAAGTCCATTTCCATTGTGTCTGTAGTTCCGTCCTCATACCTCAGATCTGCCTTGAAGTTCAGCCCCGCAAGATCGACCTCATTCTGTGTATATCTATCCACGCAAAACTGTCTTATTTCAGAATCGTTGTCGTAAGTTGTCCCCAAGTATCTATCATCGTTAGGGATCAACAATTTTCTGTTCTGAATAATAATCATCGTCTTACCTCCTGCTTTTGAGTATAAAAAGTGGGTGGAATCTAATCCACCCACCCATTTATTACTTCACTGCTTCATTTCTCCATTTTTTATAATCATCATCGGTATAAAGCTGATGTCCCTCTATCAAAATCCGATTCAGCTTTCTCTGAATCTCAAGCCGTTTCCCCGGATTATTTTTATACTCATCCCGATACATCGCAGTAATTTTAGCTTTGACCTGTCCCTTTACGTTCTTAACAATCTCCTCTCTTTCCTTTTTGTCTCCTGATTTTCTCAGCTTAAACTCCACCATCTTTCGGAAGGCTTCATTCCCTGCCTTCCTGTCGCCGCTGTCCAATGCTTCTGCAATACTCTGATATGTCGCTACGTCCTGAAATGCTATATCTGTTCCACTGTCTATCTTTTGATCTACAAGTTCTTCCTCATATCCGGAGTTAATCAGCTGTTGCCGGTATTCCCTGTAGGCTGTCATGTCATTCTCCATATAAGCCTGAACCGCAAGGGAATACTCTGGCTCCGCCTTTAGCGCATCAGATATTTTTTCTGTGATGTAGTCCTCCTTTATTCCTTCGGCAATCATCTCGCTTATGATTCTGTCACCCAGTTTTTTTTCTCCGTTCGCGTAGGCTCTGATCGCCTCCTCTACGAAATCCTTCTTGTTATTCAGAATATCGCTCATGAGCTTTTTCTCCTTGTAACGCAGCTCATTTTCACTTGTGATGCCCATTTTTCCCGCAGCCGGCAACACAAAAGTGTTAAGGATTCCTCCCACATCCTTCATAAAGTTCCTTGCAGAAATGCCGAAGAGAGAACCAATGGAAGAAATCTTATACACATATCCGAGCGGGCCCGCCTTACTCTCTCCTGAAGCCATCTTACCCGTCTCTTTTACGGCGCTTATTATGTTTTCAACTCCCTGCATCGTCATGTCGCTCTGACTGTAGCCTAAAAGTTCATTGATAATGTCCTTTATCACGGGGATATTAGCTACGCCGGTCTTATCCGCAAGCGCCGAAAGGATAATCTTCACTCTGTCGGAAAAAGCCATCTCCGGGTCAGTAAAGGCAGCAAGAACGTCACCCGCAAAGGCATCGAACCACTTTTCGAGGAATCCCTTATCCCTGTCCGCGTTTCTCACCGCATCCATTACGGAAGCCGCGGCAGATGTCAGCGTATCGCTGATCAAATAAACCGCAATCACCTTTGCAAGCTTCTCTTTCGCTCCGTGATCTCCACGCTTTGCCTTCATCCACTCACGATACACCATGTTATAAGACTTCATCGGCTCAGAGAGAAATGCCGTAATTCCTTTCACATAGGCAGACTTTGATTTCATCATATCTGTTCGGTGGAGAACGGAATCAACTACCTGCGTTGTGTCAATCAGATGCCCGAATACCTTTCCTGCCTCCTGATAAAACTCTTCGCTTCCGACTTCAAGTTCCGGTTTCACGTCCTTTACCTGCTCCTGGGAAGCCTTCCACAGTCTCACCCATGCGACCTCATCCATCTTTCCGGCAAGCCACATTTCCCTTTCCTTTAGGTCTTCCAAAGCGGAAGCACTCCCAAGAATCAGACTCTTCATGGAGCGCCCGGTATTGATGTCAAAATATCCCCAGTCCTTCCACTGTGCAATGGGCGCATACTTTTTGCAGAGTTCCCATTCCTTCACGGATTCACCGCGCTTCATCCTCAGCCCCTTTAAGAGATACTTCACGTCCATTTCCGCCGCCGCCCTCGCGTAGGCTGTTGGCTGCTGAATCGCCACGCGGAGGTTTGTTCCGATTGCCGCTGCCTTCGCGTTTCCCGCAAGGTTATAAGCCCACTCATACTTGTCCGCCTTTGCCCTTGCGCCGTTCACATCCCGTAGGAGGTTCATGAAGTATTCGTTTGCGTCCTTTCCGAGCGCTCTTTCCACTTCCTGACGAACATTTGTCTCCTCTGTCTTATAGTTAAACCACTTCTGCATATCCGCCGTGGCAACCACAAAGGCATTGTAGGAGCCCATCTTGTCCGCCTGCTCCGTGTAGACATCGAAAATATCATGCAGAATCAAGGGATTATAGGCTTTTTTCTGTACGGACTTTGTAGAGCCCATGTTTTTAAGGAGAGTGATGCTGCCTTCAAGCGCCTTGGAATCAACGCCGATTGTGTTATCATCCACATCGATCGGGAAGTAATTTGAAGCTGTGAACTTCTTATACCCGTAAAGCGTCATGGTGACTTCATTTCCCCATCCGCTTGTGACATCGGTTAAGAAATGTCCTACGGCGTCAGCAAGGCGTATCTGCTTCGGCGTCAACTGGCCGATCAGCCGTTTTACAGTAGCCTCATCCATCTTGTAGACCGTAGTGCTGTCTGTCTCTTTAAATGCTCCATCCTTTGTCGCTGAGAACTTCACGCCGCCGCTTGACGCATCTTTTTCGTTTCCGTAGATATGCATTCTCGCCTGACCGCGCTTATTTAAGAGATATAGGGACATGATCTGAGCATCCGTCACCTTCGTTTTCTTTTGCCTCAGTATCCCGTCTCTGTCCCTTGTTACAAGCTCAATCTCTTTCAGTTCTGTAGACCACTTATTGATCTCTTTGTACGTGATTCCTTCCCGCTTTTTCACCTCCTGCATGTAATCCTGCGCAGTCCGTGTATTACGGATTTTCTTATCGAGAGCCGTTCTTACTTCGTCATAGATCGCCTTTCCGGATTCTCCCATGAAATCAAAGTAGGTATAGGCATCCACCATGCCGGAGCGGAACATGGACTGCATACCTCCGAGCATCTTTCCTTGAAGGTTTGTTGCACTCTTCATTTTAGACAGTTCATCAATTGTTTTTTCTGCCGCCTCATTCACACTTTTATAATGCTCATTTGAAATAAACTGTCCCGCAACTTCCACCATCTTGTTAAGTGATGCCATTGTATCGCGGATAATCTGCATCTGATACACCGACAATTTATCCAGACTCTCTGCCGCTGCCCCCTCTTCTGTCAGCATATCCGGGATCTGTTTTAAGCATGTGATAATATCAGGATCCACAACCACATAGTACTCGTGTCCGTCCCCATCTATATATACACTTCCATTATTTACGATATCCTGTACTCCATCTGTCACTCGTGCGAATGCGGCCTTTAAATCCGCTCCACTCTTCATGAGCTTCGGAGTTGTGCCATCCTGTGCCCACTGCTTCAGCTGTCCATCCTTCTTTTGAGGATCCAGTGCAAAGGAAATATAATCTACCACACCCTTCAGATCATTTAGCATAAACATCGGGACATGTGCCTTATCAGTCGGCTGGTTAATCATGCGGGTAAGCTTCTCAGTGTTTCGGAGGATTTCTTTCTTATAGGCGGATTTTTTCTGTGAATCCTCGTACTCCGACCTTGTTTTTCTCCATCGTTTCGCCGCTGCCTGCCTCTCCTGCTGAGCGTAGTCTAAGAGCGCCTTCTTTTCCACTACGTAAGCTTCCAGGCCAATCTCCTGATTCTGCAAGCGCCTGTTCAGCTTTTTCAGTTCTCCGGCATTCTCAATCCTCTGCGCCGACAGTTCTTCGATGTAATCTTTCTTAATCTTCCGCTCGATCTGCCTTGTGATCTCCTTATAGCTCTTATTGTACTGGGCTCTCACGTCCTGATTTCCGACACCGACATATCCCTCGATGATTCTCTGCCCTAGAATCACTGCAACTTCATCTCTGTCAGCTCCCACATAGACCGGCTCCGGCATTGGCTTCTGAAGCTCAAACGCCTCCATGATGCGGTGAATTGCCTCATCATCTGTCATATCCTCAGCGGAATCGGTGAAATAGTCAGGAAACTGCTGTTGAAGCCTCCGATACACTGCCTGCCCATCATACACGCCGTTTGAGAATTCCTTATTCTTCGTGAACGCAATCTTCCCGAACCACTCCTTACGGAAGGTGTTCCAGCTGTCCGGCGCATAGTCAGCTATGTTGCTCTCCGGGATATAGATTCTCATGCTGCGCATGGTTTTTCTGAACTCTTTCCACACTCGCTCCGCTTCCGGGTCTGTGTGCTCCGCCTTATCAAGCATCTCATTCGCAAGTGCCGCAGATACCCGTGTCACTTCCTCTCCATCGATTCTTTGCGCTGTGCGGAGGTAAGTGTAGAATTTACCTACTTTCGCCTCTAAGGGCTTTAAATCGCCCTCTACGCTGAACTCATCCGCAAGGCTTTTCACCACCCTGTGGATGTCTTTGTCAGAGGGAGTTAAGTTCTTGTAGGTGTTCAGCATCCCGGTAAGGTATTCGTTCGCCCTCCGAAGATCAGCATTCTCAGCGATTAAATCCTCTCTCGGCAGATCATCCTCTGAAATGTTTAACTGATAGGAGAGCTTAGGCTTGTTTTTGTTCGCTTCTGGTGATATGCTTTTATCAAAAGAAGGTTGCAACGCCCCATCACTGGATGGACGCAAGTCCTGAACGTGTTGCGTTGTGCCTTCTTTTATTTTATTGATGTCGTAAAAGTAATCTCTGCCGTCTCCGCTCATTTTTACAACCATCTTTGCACTATAAACAGTCACATTTCCTTTATCAGAAAGTGCGAACCCGGCATCATACTTCACCCATCCTCTTTGTGCATCAAATTTATGTTTCTCTTTTTTATTTTCCTCCCACTGTGGATTATATGCATTCTCTATGATCTCCTTTATTTTTTCGATAGCAGAATATTTCTTTCGTCCATAATCATTTCCCCGTCTCTTTATCTCATTTGATCTTACAAACTCTGTTGCCGCAGACCTATCAAAACCGATTTTTCTATTATCCGTTTTTATCGTGATCTCAGTCCCCCTCATTTCAAGGACAAAGTCTCTTACAACATTGCGTACTTCAGTTACGTCATGTTCCATATCTTTACTATCAATAAGTCCCGCGCTGATCACCGGAATCTCTCTGCCGTCTCTGTCATAAAGCGTTTCCCCATCCTCGGAGATGGTGAGGCTGAATCTCACATTTTCAACAGACTGTAGCTTTCTAAGCCGGTCTCCCTCCTCATTCGGGTCATACTCAATCGTTGTCATTCCGGCATTGTGCAGCGCATTCGCAAGCTCCTGATCTCCATCCTTCGGCGCAAGAACTGTTACAACCTCGCTGAAATCAACCACTCTCTCCGGCTTCGCCTCGAACATGTTTACCGGCATTTCTCTTACTTCTTGCAAAATGTCCGCGATCTTCTGTATCTCCGCTGCCGTAGGCTTATAGAAGCCGTACTGACGGAATGTTCTTGCTACTGTCTCAGCATTGAAGTTCTTTGTTCTCCCGGCTTCCAGAATGACATCCCCCACGTGATCGTAGCGCATGACATCACTAGTTCCTGTTCTGTCCGCGATTGCCGCGATCACGGCTGTCAGCTCTGTATCCAGTCTGTTATAAAGTTCCTTATATTCTTCCGTGTCAGTGCTTCCGAGCTTCCTGCTGTGTCTCCTGATCTCCTCTGTATTCATGAACTCCGGCACGACAACAGCACGGATAGACTTAATCCCGTTAAAGCCTTCCGTATTCCGTACATCTTCTGCGCTTGCAAGCATCGACTTCACAATATTCTCTGTCGTGACCGGGAAATGCATCTGCTTAAAACTTCTCCTGTTTCCGCTTGCCGTTAAGTATTCTTTTCCATTCCACAGACCGCTGCCGATCACAACATCCTGATATTTATCTTCAACCCACTTTCTGTACTTGTTGTTGTCGATCTGTCTTTTGATCTCACTTTCAATCCCCGCTGTATCTCTCTGCTGCTTTTCTGTGTAGGTGACGCCCTCATTCCTGTATTCCACGGCATCAGAAATATATCTCCGAAGGAATGTCTTTCCTAGCGCACTATTTCGGTTCGACAGTAACGCCGCTGTCTTCTCTGCCTTCTCTTCATTGATTCCACGCTGGATGTCATATTTTTTGCAGATTTCTGCTATTCTTTCGCCATACTTCTCCTGAATCTCTTCCGTAGACATTGTTTGCCACTTTTCTACAGTTTCCCCAAAAGCCGCCGTCAGAAGCTCGCTTATTTTCGCTACTGTCGGCTCCATACTGGGAATCCGTACCGTCTTTACAGCATCGTTTATGCTGATTCCATGCTCCGCAAGGTAAGCTGCTTTCATTCCGGTGTTGTTCATTGCAGAATCTACAATTCCTGTAACACCATTTCTCTCAGGATCTCCGCTCTCCGTATGGTTAAATCGCTTCATCTCCTCGATCAGGTACGGAGGGACTTTCCCCCGCATTTTGTTCGCAAGCTCCTTGGTGATCTCATATCTCTTCTCTGTATCTACTTCATAATCAATCGTTGGGAATGTCGGTGTCCACGCATCAGCTCCATAGACCTTATTCTTCCTGTTTACCTCTGGTGCAATCGTGTTTTTGTTAAAGATCATTGAATATTCACCGAAGTTATCCCACCCCATGGCTGCCTTTGTTACAGCGATAGAGGGCATCGGAAGTCCACGCAACCGTAATACATCCGCAAGCTTGTTTGCGGGGATATTGTGAACTGCGATCAGGTCTTTTGTTTGTTCTACATCATCTTTCAGATCAAGCTGATACTTTAAACCTTTAATGTCTGAATTCCGTGAAGGTTTCATTCCGAATTTTTTAAGTACATCCTGCGGCAGTACAAATTCTTCGCCATAACTATTGTATTTCTGCAATTTATCGAATATATTGGATAAAAGCGGACGCTTAGCAGTGGCGCTTACGGAGGTGCTTGCACCAAGGTTTGATTTGAACACACTGTTAGCGTCCGCTTTTATCATCTGCGCCTCATGCAAATAAAAATGATTATAATCGCTCCCAGATCTAAGCACCGCAACAACGAAATAATCCCCTGCGTTCTCTCCCGCATCAATAGTTACTTTGTTCCCCAACGCAAGAGAATCATATCCTCTGTTCTTCCAGTCCCTATCTATCTGTAGCAGTTTTCCGCGCTTAATTGTGTCCGGAATTGCTGCAATCGTGATTCTTTTTACCCATCCAACGCCATGCGCAATGTCACTTTTTACCCCTTTCCGCACAATCTCTATATTGCCGATAACAGGATTTCTATATACCCCTCCATCTGATTTTGACTTCAAATACATCTGCTCATCCATGGCAAGTTTATCGGTGTCTGAGTACTCCATAAACTCATTCCCGGTTAGATGGAGAGCCGGAATCATCCCTGCAACGATTCTATAATTCTCTTCCATTTTCTCCGGTGTTGCTTCCGATAGATTCGCGATCTGTAACCTCTCTCCGATGCCCTCTGTATTTTCCTTTTCTTTCGCTTCCAGCACTTTGAAGGATTCCGATGCAAACTCTATTTCTTTCACCCAGATGTCGCGGGCTTTTCCGTACTCCGCAAGGTCTTTCGCAAGGTATTTTGCAGACCTGGAGAGCCCTCTGTCACTGATCAGCTCTTCGATTGCCTTGATAACGGATTTAAGCCAGTTCACGACCTTCTCCGCCATCGTGAGATCATTCTCCGCAATCTCTCTTGCAAATTCTTTATCATTTAGGAACTTCCCTGTAGAATCCGCTACGATCTCCTCTACCGCCTCTTCTCTCGAAAGCTCCTGTCCTGCTTCTCCCTTATAGGCTCTCTGATACCTCTCAATCTCCGCATCAAGATCAAGCCCGTTCTTTACAAGAGAATTAACCGCAGAATCCCGGAACTCAATATACCCGTGAGGATGGTTTTTCTTTAACCAGTGTGTAGCCTCATGCGTAAACGTAGCAAGCGGATTCTCTGCCGCAAGGTCGATCACGATGCTGTCATCCGTGGTATTGTAGGAGCCGTTATACCTGTTGGAGTTAGTGATGTACACACTGATTCCCGTAGCCTTTCCAAGCGTGTCCATTGCCTTTGTCATCACTTTCGGTGCGTCCGGGACAGCATCAATCAGACCTCCGGCCTTTTCTGTGCTTCGGAAGTCATAGTCATAAGCGTGCGTCATCCTGTAATCAACTGCTTCTCTGTCCTTAACGCCCGCCTTAAATGCAGATTCAATCATCCGCTCACTCGCAAGCGCAAGGTCAGCTGTCTGCACCTCTTCTCTCTTTAGGCCGTAACGCGCAGAATTATAGAGCTTATTAAACACTCTTGCGTAATTCCCGAGATCCATGCCGGGCTCATACGCATTTTTGAATGCCTCCTCGCCGTTTTTATCGTAATTCTTTGAAATATCGGTAAACAACTCATCCATCCCGTTAAAACGCTCAGAATCGCCTCTCAGAGCGCTGTGCGATGCGTTGTCGCTGCTTGTGCTGCCCTGTAATGCTGTCTGTGTGTTCTGAATAGCCGGAAACGGCTTGACGTTCTCTATCGGTTCCGCATTGCGGACAACCTCCATACTTCTTGCGGTGTTGGGAATTAAACCTCCCGCCTCGTCAATCATCTGTCGGAGCGCACTCTTTTCAAACGGAGTGATCTCTTTCCCCTCCGCTTCCTTTTTCGCCAGATTTTCCGCTGCCAGGCGCGCAGAAAGCACTCTCTCGTAGGCATCGCTGTCTGTGTAGTGATTCCTGTCCGTATCTATAGACGCCGCAACAGCGTCATACTGCCCGGCTCCGTACTTTGCGTTCTCCGCCTGAGTCGTCTCATACATCAGGCTTTCAAGCTCTGCCTTTTCCGCGTTGGTTACGCTCTCACCGTTCCGGAGGCGGTTTTCGTAATCCTTCGCTGTTTCAACTGCCTTTCTTCCTGCTTCCGTCTCATCAGATACGCTTTCAGCAATCATGCGGTAATCGTCCGCGGTATTGAAGTCCTTTAGGATTCCGTTTCTTCCGGCAATGCTCTTTCCCGCGTAGTTTAAGGCCGTTGCGCCGCCTCCCATAAATCCGCCGGAGATCGCGCCGCCAAGCCCCGCAAGGAGCGTACTCTTCCCAAGATCAATGTATGCCTGATTCTTTGCGGCTTTCTTACTCATTCCGCTATTCATGTAATTCTGTACATTCTGATAAAACTCTGCTTCATTTCCGAGCACCGCGCGGTCAGTGAAGGAGTTTCCGATTTCAGATGCCATCTCTTCCGAACCCTCGACAATCATCTGCTTTCCGATTGCCTTTAAAACGCCTCTCATGTTCTTCGCATCAAGGTTCTTAAAGCCTTTCAGGTTTCCGAGAGAAACGTTTTCTGTAATCGCTTCCATTGCTCCGTGCGTTGCCGCACCTGCCGCTGCCTGTCTCGCACCCAAGTTTTCATTTTGATTCAAATCACTCAGTGTGCTGTTTGCCGCTCCCGCAGCCATAAGTCCAAGCCCAACTCCGGCAACACCTGTCATCGCGCCTAATCCTGCACCTGTCGCAATTTTTGCTGCAGATCCTACAGTGCTTAATCCTGTATCAGCAAGAAATCCTGTGACATTCTCTCCCTTTGTTGTGATTCCGTCTTCTTTTCCTCCGAAAGCATTTTGAACGCTTCTCTTTAGCCCTTCCGCGTACGCCTTCTCACGGAAAGCATTCTTTGTTTTTGAAGCATCTGCCTTATTTCCCGTAATAAGCTGTTTGGGAACATTCAGCGCACCCTCAATCCCGGAGCCGATGCCCGCACCAACGTAGCCTATCAGACCGCCAATCGGATTTTTTGCAGCATAATCGCCCTCTTTTGTAAGCTTGTAGGCGAATTCATCTATGTAAGGAGTAAAGTTCTTCCTATCCTCATCTCTTGTATTTCTGATGCTGGAATCTTCACTGATCCCTTCTTTTCTTCTCACTTTGCTTAGATCCACTATATCCCCGGTTCGATACAGATCTAGTGCACTCTCATACTTGTTATATGTTTTTGACTTCGCTTCTAAATTAGGCTGCATTCTGCCAATGGTTTGATTCACTTCTCCCTGACTGATCCCAAACGGTTCCCGCTCTTTCTGTACTGTCTTTTTCCCATATGTATGGTTCTGTAAATAGCTTCCGGATCCTTCAGTTATATTTCCTGTTCTAATCCGATCATTTGCGTTTGTTTTCTGGCCATATTTATGCTTCTGTAAGTAGGACATTCTTCTCCTCCTTATTTCTTTCTTTTATTTTTCTTTCCGTCATACAATGCAGCATGTCCGCTTATGCCATTTCTTGCTGTCGCTGTCGGAATTTTCCATAGATTTGGATTGCTTGCAGCATACGCATTCTGGACACTATCTGCCTTTTGAGCACCCTCCCAGTCAATCCCAACATAATCAATGATTGCGTCCACCTGCTCATCTGTATATTTTCCAGCCTCTGCAAGACCCGCAAGTTCACGCGCCACATCCAGTTGAGAAAGATGATTGTTTTTCAGCATGCGCTTCATTCTGTTTGCATCAGTATCATACTTCACATTCCACTTTGACCCCGAAGGCCTCGTGCCTCCTCCGCTTCTTCTTCCGGAGTGTCCGCCGCCGACCGCTGCCTGCTGCGCTCTCAGTGCATCCTGCGCAAGCTGGTAATCCCACTGCGCCTGCCAGTTTGCCTGATTCTGTGCATTTTCATCTCTCCTTAGTGTCTGCTGTGCTTCAAACTGCTCCTGCGCCTGTTTCCGGTTCAATTCGGCATTATACTGATCTAGGCCTGACTGATACATGTTGAAGTCATTCCCATGGCTGTTTTGCGCCTGTCCTGCGTAATACGCCCGATCATTCTGCCAGTCTCCGACTCTGTCCCGATACTCTCCATAATCGTTGCTATAATTGCGCTGATACTGATTTGCGTAATAATTGCGGTCATCCTTCCAATCGCCAACCTTATCCCGGTAGCGCCCATAATCAATTCCATCCTGACTATTCACTGCACTCAACTGATTATAGTTATCGTTCCTGTTCCTCCAGTAATCATCAAGTGCCATCTGATAGATATTCATGTTTTGCTCATTGAGCCTGTTCATGTATCCATCGTATGCCTGTTGCCCTGCTGCAAGGGAATATGTGGAACCGTATCCACCGGTCAATGCAGCCGCTGCCCCCTGTGCATCCCTCATGGCTTTATCTCCCTGCGCCATATAGGATTCCTTGTAGTTGTCGTAGAGCTGCTTGTAAGTATCATTGCTCTTTAAGTCAAAGACCTGCGGATTCTGGATTGTGTTCAGAAGACTTGAGATATTCTGTGTATACTTGCTCTGAAAATCTGCAGGTTTCTGATCTTCCGTGTTCTGTAATTTCTTCAAATATCCATTCGTAAGTTCTGATGCGTGGAAATCATCCGGTCTGTTTCTCTCTGTTCTTCTAAGCTGCTGCTGGTATCTCTTTGTTTCGGCGCTATCAGAAAACTGCGGAAGGTTTACATTGTTTCCGGGTCCTCTTCTTTCAATCTCGCTCTGTATGCCGGGTCCTGTGCTAACATAGCTATTACTCCGGTATTGCTGATCCGGCGCATTAAATGAAATCGCTCTTTTCGGACTTACCGAGGATGCAAGTCCTCCGGAATTACTGCCTGTGGTATATTTCTTACTCAATGCGTTCCGCTTAATTACTCCCATCTCGTGCCTCCTCTGCTTCCTTTTCTTTTACTTCTCTCTGCCTCTCAAGTAATATTTGTTTTACGATCATCAACTTCTCCATGTTTGCAAAACCCTTTACCTCTATAGCGTCAAGATTCACAAGGCATAGGTTGATATCGTTCACTTCATACTGGATCATTCTTTTTCCTCCAATAGCTTCTGCAAAACCTTTACAATAAGCGCAATATAGTTCTCATACTTTATTCCGTAATATCCATCCTTCCCGATTGCATATAGTGGTAATTTTGTTTTGAGACTTTGTTCCAAAGCCTCAACCTCCTGTGCAATAAATCCCATCTCATGCCAGCCCTTATCTTTCAAAATAAAACTGACCGGGTGCAGCGCCCTGATAACCTTTTCAGCGTCATCTATAGAGATATCCTCAATATTTCTTTTTAAGCGCTTATCAGAATTAGCAAGCTGATAGCTTATCCGGTAAAAAGAACCAACTTCTGCATCTATTCTGTTTGCATTTACATCATTCTCAACTTCAACTCTTCCCGCTTCAACCTGGACACATGACAAGGCATGGCACCCAATGGATGCATCACTGTTTGCAACCTTTTTGAAGGTGACAATTCCCCTCTCGTCAACAATAAAATTGTTGCCAATATTAATTGATCCTCCTACCAGCTTTCCTCCATTGATCGTCGGAGATTCAATTGTATTTCCTGTGAGTTTCCCGGAGAATGTACCGTGCGTACATGACATCGAGCCATCTGCATTGATCCTGAAATAATTATTTGCCGTAACAATACCTTCCAGAGTGATCTTATTTCCTTTTATTTTCACCCCTTCATTTGATGCATTGATAGAAGCAACAACATCTCCCTTTTTTACGTAGGACAACATAACCCCGTTCATATCTGCTTTGATCTGCGCTATACTGCCCTTCGTTGCAAATTTCTGTGTGATTGCCTCATCATTCAGCACGATCTGCGCTATACTGTCCTTCGTTGCAAATTTCTGTGTGATCGCCTCATCATTCAGCACGATCTGCGCTATACTGTCCTTCGTTGCATATTCAGCCTTAATATTCTCTATTGATACCTCAAGTGACGATATCTTCTGATCCTTTTGTTGATAGGCTACATAGGCCGCGTTGTTGAAGTTATCCTCCGGCGTTATGTTTTCAAACATATACCGGAGTTCCTCAGATAGTTTATAAAGATAGCTATTTAGCTTCTTTAATTCTTTTTCATTTCCCGTATTCACATTTGACGGAAGATTTATGCTAGTGTTTAACAATGCCATTCAGCACTTCACTCCCTTCTTCGCTGTACCTCCCGATCCCCAGGAGCTTAAATTGACCTGTCCCTTCTAACCTGAAGCGAAATTTGCTGCATCTCCTTGGTATGATCGGAAATGGATACGTTCGATTCCACTCTGTTGATACTGTCCCCTTGTGCTCCCACATCTTATCGTCATCCCATCGGATATATATGTTCACTATTGATCCGCGGGATAACCAAAAATTAAATAAGAGCTTCGATATGAATTTATGGTTCATTGACTGCTCTATGATATCCCCGGACTCCAGATACCATGAGATTATCTCCTCTGCATCTCCGCTAACCGTCCTCAGATCTCCCTTAGCAGAAACATAGTACAGCCTTCCTTCGCCATATGATGCAAAACAAAACTCTTCTTCGTCCTCAATATCCCAAATCCTTGTTTCAGGATTATAGACATATATCCTTTTTTTCTGGCCATCAGAAGCACTTACATATAGTTTTGAGTCCTGCTGACAGGAAACTGCATCCATGAGTCTAAGTTCCCCCAATTTTCCGCTTATGCTGTTTGGTGTAGAACCATCATAGGCATAAACCCCGGTTCTCCCCACGTAGTACAGTGTTTCATTCACGATCTCTAAAGATTCGGCGCAGCCTTTCCTCACACCTTCCAGTGGATGGTCATTTATTTGAAAATTTGAAGGCTTATTTCCAAATAATTTATGGATAGATTGCTCCTTGAAGAAAAGACAATACCCCATATGTCCGATACATCCGGTAAAGTCTCCGTCAGAACCTACCGATGCGGCATAGGAATCTGTTGAAATACCCTCGAAACAGTTCCAATTCAGTGGATCCCCAAGCTTTGATCCGTAAATCTCATGATTTTTAGAGGAGCACCCCCATATACGGTTATTGCTTTCACAGATGAAATCCATATCGGGAGCTGTCCGCTTTACCGTGATTGCAGACGTCTGTGTAAATTCTTTGTCCAATACACCGCTGACAACAATATAATTTGTTCCGATCTCATTGATTATCGTTGTTTTGTTATATGCTGCGTTTGTGCTTCCTGATATCGTCACGCCATCCAGTCTATGAAAAAAGTTCTGAATCCCAGTCGCCGTAATCTTTGTAAATACAGATTTCAGAGTCAAAGGCTCAAATTTCACTGTCCCTACGCTAGTAAACGTTTTTTCCATGGACATCCATTCGTTATTCGATGTGTTCAGCACAAGCTTATCCGGCATGATAACGATATATGCTCCAATACCGGCCAGCTGCTTCTTTGTATCTGATACTGTCCCTACCTTTACTCCCTTGTAGTAAGCATTTGTACCTGACACATAAAACAGGCCATTTTTCCAATAGAGCGCATTACAATTCTCTATCGTCTCCATAACCGCCCCGCGTGGTGCTCTCGATGCAATCGCCGGATAGAATCTGTCTGAAATGTTTTTCATGTCAGAGAACTCATTGTCCGCCATAATCAGGTTATGACAGTATCCGCCGAACTGATTTATTGTCCTTAGCTTCTGGTTCCCTGTATACCCAACATATGGTAGCCTCATCAGAAGTACCTCATCTTTGGCATTGTTTTTGGTTTATGTGTTCGCTTCCAGTATGCAGCAAGCTCATCAAACGCCGCCTGATACATGGAAACGGCGTTGTTATACCCTCCAAACTCACGGTTCGCATAGTCAATCTTTGCGGAAACATAGGTCATATACACATCCGCAAAATGATCTGGAATCTGCAGCTCCTTTTCGTGGTCCATATCGTAGTCAAATTTTTCAAAGTGAATATCCACTCCATCCACCCGATTAAATATCTGCTCAACTGCAGTATTTTCCACCTCAGTAAGCCATCTTGTTATCGTTTCCTTCGGAAACTGATGCGGTTTTACTGTTTCAATCTCCGCTATAAGCTGTCCAAGCGTCATGTTCTGCACCTCCTTTTTGAGTATAAAAAAATGGGCAGGTGTCCTCCACCCACCCATAACCTTATGCTCGTATCACGAGTTCAATACTTCCAAATCTTCCTGCTGATCCTGTACCATCTGATAAAGCACCATGTCCTGCTTTTCAGAATTATCCAGAACCTCCTTGATAAATCGCGGAACTTCAATCTCTTCTCCTCGCTTGAGCATCCATGTTTTTCCGTTCACGGAGACTGTAACAGGTTCTGTGTGGTCACGATCAAAAACAAGGCGGATCTTTACCATTTCATGTGCCTTCTTTTCTGCCTCTCTTGACAGTCGCTCCATCTCCTGCTCTGCCATCTCCTGCTCTGCCATCTCTTCCTCTTCCGGCATAGTCTCCACCACTTCATCTGGCATGCTTTTTTCTACTTCGTTCATTACTGCATCATTCTTTGTTCTCACCATAGTGATCTCCTTTCATAATGCGGCGGAAAGCATTTCCCTCCGCCGCATGTCCCTATTTAGTTTACTCCGCTGTTAAAAGAGGATGCCGTCTCGCAGCGCCCCATGTATGTCTCCACAAGCCGCTCTGCAGTCTTTGTTGCCTTCCATCCAACCGTTGCCCTCTGATTCAGCGGATCGGCTGTTCCGGAAGATCCAAGCTGCTTTACAATCGTCTCCAGACCTCCGCCCTGAATGTTTGTCACGCCGTAAGCATTTGCACCAAGAACAATCGTAGAATAGATGTCGCACGAACTTCCGGCTTTCGCAAAAATCTTTGCTTCCGAGGATTCCACGAAGCGACAGATTCCGATCTTTCCGATCTCGGAAATCCACGCATGATCTCCTGTGGTGTACTTGTTCGCATCAACCCACTCCGGATCACTTGTCAAATCAAACTCTGTATCCGGATGGATGATTGCGACATAGTAGCCGTTGATCTTCGGCGCATTCTGGGTTTTCAGCTGTCTGATTGCTCTCTTGATCACGTTGACAGTGAGCTTCATACTGGATGTGACCGCGCTTCTGCTCGATACCGAGGAATCGCCGTAGATTACGGACGTACCGCCGTTCAGTACTTCCCTTGTCACAGTATCAAGCGTCCTTCCTGCCTGAGAGCCCAAGAGTTTTGTTGCTTCCACGATGTTGTTGTCCACTGCGGTAAGGTCAAGCATATCGGAAATCATGATATAGCCGCCGTACTGGTTCACAGTTGCCTCAATCGTTGTCACGTTAAGCTTCTGACCTTCCGGCGTCACGCCTTCAGTAAGAGGCGTAAGCGCCTTAGGAAGCTGGCTGTACTTCCGAAACTGGATTTTTTTACCGCCGCGCCGCGGAATATTTCTCTTCTGCCCGAACTGGTCATGTACAAGCTGCGGCTCCGCGTTGTCAATCAGAAGATCATCATAAAAGGTTCTCATCTCCGGGGAGAGTTCATTCCCGCCTCCGGTGGATGTTGTCTTGTTGATTACGTCAAAATATCTTAAATTCAATTTAAATTTAGTCATTCATTCTCCCTTCGTCAGAAACGGATCATTTCTCCATTCTGTACTCTTCGGATAATCTCCGCTCTGTCCTCTTTTGTAAATTTGGACACATCGCGCTTCACCGGAGCCGCACCTTTAACGCTCATTCCGTTTTCAACCGGTCGCGACTGGCGGTTCCTGATGCTTTCCGCAGTCGCCTTACGCGTATGGTTCACCGCGTACTGAATCGTGCCCTGCATGATCTCATCGTGGTGCGCGACTTCATACGCCGTCTTAAACGGAACACCTCTTGAAAGAAGCTCTGTCACATCCTGATTTCTCAGTTCCTCCTCAAAATCAAGGTTAGGATAGGTTTCTTTCATGCTCTCAGCTTCCTGAACCCAGCCCTGAAACACTCTTCTTGATTCCGCTTCCCGCTCCGCTGCCTCCTGCTGCTCTCTGAGCATCCGGTTTTCCCGCTGAGTGTTTGCAAATTTCTTGTACTGCTCAACCGTCATACCGGCCTCAACAGCCTTTTCTTCGTAGAGAGAGTTATCATCCTGAATCTTCTCAAGAAGTCCGTCCAGGTCAGATGCGTCAACGCCGTACTTATCTGCCAACGCCTGAAAGATCGGTGCGCTCTTCTGCTGCGCTGCTTCCGCTGCCTTCGCGCTCTTTAAACGCCTTGCAAGGATGCTCTGTACCGACTTATCGTACTCGGCCTTGTACTTCCCCCTGATCAGCGTTTCAAAGCTCTCCGGTTCTGCTTCTTTGTCCTCTTCTGCCTCTGCTGTTTCTTCCGGATCGGCGGCATCCTCCATTTCTTCATCCTCTTCCTGAATGCCGTATTTCACATCAGCAAGCGGATTCTTCGCCCGGCGTTCACCGGCGGCGTGAACCGTTGTTTCGCTAAGCTCTGCGCTTGCAGCTGTCGCTTCGCCCGCTGCCCCTTCTCCGCTTCCTCCCGCAGCTGCGCCCTCTGCATCAAAGAATCTGAGATTCAGCATTTTAAACCACTTATTCATTCTTTTCCTCCTGCGGTCTCTCCCGCGTGCCTTTATGCCCATTGTTTCACCTTTTATTTTCTATTTCCACCCACCCCTTTAAGGAGAGTTAACCGGACATTTGAGAGTTAACCGGACATTTTCAGGGTAGCTTTCCGAAAGCGCCATAAAGCCTGGAAGAAAGGCGTCATAGAGAATCAAAACCTTTTCCATGTGCTTCCCCGCCTCCGCCTTAATATAAAGCTCCCCCTCTTTTGTATCCTCCGCGTGAAACGCTGTCAGCTCCCCTCTCTCCTCCATCGCGCGGAGTGCGTTCAGAAACGTTTGACTTAGCATTGATGCCGCCGCACACACAATATCATTTCCGGGATTGAAACACGCGTGCCCGTTCATAGTGAGCCGGATATTGTTTTCCCCTCTGTAACTCTTTATCTCTATCATCGCACTGTTGCCCTCTCTGCCGCTGCCGCCCGCGCTTTGCCTGCCGGCGACCTGTCTTCAAGCGGCGTTCCGTAGTTATCTGTCTCCGCTATATCGCTGTTCCCATCAAACCGCACACCTCCTGTACCGCTCATGCTTGACAGCTGCTCTGAGAGTGCAGCAAGGATTCTTCCGTCCCCTGTCGCTTCTCTGAGTGCTTCCGCGGCCTGCATAGAAACCTGCTGTAACCACTTCACTTGCGCCGCAAGTGTCTGATTCTGTGATACTCTCTCAATTACCTTCTCTTTTCCGTCAAAGTCCATCATGTCGAGAAGCGCAAGCGCCTGATCTGCCATCTGTGGGTTGAACACACCGCTCCCATAGAGCTGCAATGCAAGCTCATTCTGTGACAGCCTTGAGAATGGAGAGCTTTTCTGTGCCTTCACCCTGATGTCAAAGACAGGACGGCGGCTTGAAATCATCTCTCCGAACTCTTCATGCAGTTCCCCCTGCTTTAATCCGGAGTTGTCAAACTCCACATACTGCGGGCGGTTTTCTTCTCCAAGGATGCGGAAAGACCTTGCGTCATCATAAAACTGCCGGATCAGTTCCACGGCCATCTCGCATATCTCACTGAATGCCCTGTAGGAACCCTTGTTAAAGTCTCTTGATGTCTTGCTCCCTGCCTCCTGCAAGGCCGCAATCGCGGATGCGGCAGTTACCCCGGCAGAAGTCGTTCCCTGCGAGAAATCGCGGTTCCCGGATGTCTCTTTCAATTCGTCAATCTTGTTTTGTCTCACCGTCATAGCGCCGGAGGAGAGCGGAGGCGTCTGTATCGGTATGATCTTGCTCTGGTCTATGGAACCGGCAACCGACACAAAATCATTTTGCATGTTTGAAAACTCTTCCAGGTTCACATTTACCGCGTCCGATACAAAGTATCGCGGCTTTGCGCTCCACATGGCATTTTTTAAGATAGATGCGTCAAGCTTGTCTATGTACTCCTGCGGCGATCGCATGATGTCAATGAATCCAAATCCCGCTGGACTGCCTGCCATTGGAAAGAGACGGTCCATTACAACCGGGTACTTCCCGTGTTCATAGTATCCCGTTAGTATGTATGGCTTTTCGTTCTCAGATGCAAAAAGCACCTCCTCCTCCACAAATTTGCAGTAGTGAAGTAGGGTTTTTCCGCCGTAATTGCGTCTATAGTACCAGTCAATCACACAGATCTTGTCAGAATCGTCCGTCTCATCCTCCGCATTTCTTTTTTCAGGCGTAAGGAAAGTCCCCTTTACCTTCTCTGCCGCATCCGGGTACATCTCAGTAAATGTATCTCTGTCATAGTAAGCCGTAATAAAGAGATTCTTTGAATCCTGAATGTCTTTAATGCCCGGCTCCCAGTACATACTCATAATGTCCACTTCGTGCACATCAATATCGCCAAGCCCCTCCTCAAGCGTGTTGTTCCAGAAAACACCGTACACACCGGTTCCATGCTTTAGCTTGTCCCATCCGCAATCTGAGTATGTCGATTCAAAATCATTTCTCTCAAGGATTGCAGGAAGAATCGCAGATAACGCCTTTGCGGCATTTTCATCAGATTCTTCTCTCGGCGTGATCACCGGCTCCGGAAAGTTGTCCATCATGTCGGCGTGCTTATTGATTACGGAGTTAAAGAGCCATGCAGATTTAGGCTCCGGCTCATGCAACCTTTCCCTTTCCGATCCGGGCTTGTCCTTGAAATGCTCCCAGTGGCGAAGCATCCACCAGTCCTCATTTTCCTTTACTCTCGCGTTCAGGTTCTGCTTCTTTGCCTTATAGAGCATCAGCGTATCAAGAGCAGATCGAAGCTGTTCTTTTCCGATCAATGCGCCTTGCCCGGATGCTTCTTCTCCTCCGCTCTCAACCTCGTACCTATGAGGCGTGATGTTGACTCTCTGAGTCAGCGGCATGTCCTGCATCTCTGCCGCGCTGTCATCCTGTGATCTCTCTTCTCCTAAAAAATCGTCAATTCTCTTTGCCATCCCTTACCTCCTGTAAAAATAACTTTGCTTCGTACTTGGTGCCCGGAAAAGTCTATTCGGGTCATCACGCCATAAATTCAGCGGATCCTCTCGCGGAGGGGTATCAAGAACATTCCTTCGCGGGTTCAAAGGGTACTCCATAAATACATAGCGGCACTCATCATATATATGATCCTCTTGTGATGTATCTATATCCTCAACCTTGTACTGGTCATATACCAGGTTTGGGATCGTTCTGATGAAGTTTTTGCAGCTCCTGAAAACATAAAACATCGGGATACCATACTCATCAAAAGCAAGGCGATAGTGAAACTGCATCTTACCTGCTATGCGGGTATGGTCACCTTTCTGGAAGTAAATTCCGTCCTTCTCCATCATGTCCGCAACAGATTCTCCTGTGGATCTTTCAAAAATGGCCGGATCCGCAATGCCGATAACGTGCCTTCTTTTCAAATTTGGATCTGTCTTTTCTATCTCCGCTATATTATGCGCGATCTCCTGCGGCGTCATCCTGACACCTGTGTTTGCTGTCGCTGTACATCCATAAAACTCTCTGAAGCGATAAATTCTTCCGTCATGATCCACGGCATACCACCCTACCGCAAAAGGCTTTGAGTATCCAAAGTCAAAGCCTCTGTATATCCTCCAGCTGGACGGTATATCAAAGTCAGCTATGACATGGCTCCACTGCCTGTCCATGTAGTGCTCCGGATCGTCTCTAAACTCCAGAAAAACCTGTCCCTCAAAACTTTCCCATGATCCATACAACAAAGCCTCCTTGTCTGCCTGATCAAGCATCCCTAAAGATGCGATATATGCAGGGTCATTTTCCAAGAGTTTTTTGTTGTCAAAAACAGATGACGGAACAAAGATTTTCTTTCTTTTGTATACAAGCATTTTCCCTTCGGGGCCAATGATTTTTACGTCATTTTCCACCGGTTTCATCGGCTCACCGGCACGGACAAAGTACTGCTTCACCCAGCCATGCCCTATACCACCAGGATTTCCTGCAGCTCGCATATATACCCTTGTACCTGGTCCCGCGGGGCGGTTTCTTGACCTTAAGTAGCTGTACTCCTCCCAAGTGAAGTGTGTAAGCTCATCAAAGCCGATAAAGTCAAACTGCTGCCCCTGATACTTGATCTTATCCTGAGGCCGCTGCATGGAGCCAAAGCGTATCTTTGCCCCGGAAGGAAAGCGCCATGTGTGGGCTGACGCGTTGTACTTTGCTTCCGGGAAGGCTCCCGCGTACATGAAAAGAGATCTGTCTATCAGCTCTGAGAGCTCCGGATAGGTCTTTCTGAAAATGATCCCCTTGTAGTTCGGGATATGCACCTGCCTCAATGCTTCGGCAAGAAGAAAGTCAGACTTCCCGCCTCCGGCCGCGCCACCGTAAAAGCCCTCATACTCCGGACGGGACATCATAAAGGCCTGCTTTGGCTGAGGAGACCACACTGTATCACTCATCCTTCACCTCCTCAAAAACAGCCGGAATTTCAATTACCCCGGTTCCTGCGGCAGTTTCCTGCAACGGCTTCGGGTCTCTCGTCCACTTGTTCCGTTTCCTGTTGTTCAGCCAGTAGATGCACGCCATCACATTGCCGTTCAGTGCTTCCTTGTACAGACTGTACTCAACCTTACTGTCTGCCACCTCTTTTGTGAGGGACATTGCCTCCCTCAATTCTTCTGAGGATGCCCTCCATCTTCGCAGTGTCGTGTACCCTATCCCGAGCTTGTCCGCCACCTCCTTATCCGTGCTTCCATCCATGCACCATCCGCGAATCGCGGAAAGATAGAGATCAGACGCGACCTCAGCAAGCGTTAATTTTGTATTCTGTTTTCGCTTTTTTCTCTTTTTAGGGGTGTTCTTTTGTCCTTTTATGCCTTCCATACAACCATTTTGAAGAATTTATTTTTAAATATCCACCCACCCCTGAAACGCTGAAAAGGAGACAGTTTTCACCGTCTCCTCCTTTCCCGTGACGCTATGCCTTTTCTTCTTACGTAGCCACTTCTTCTGGGCACTTTTTATCCTTTTCCTCCGCTTTTTTGTCCTTTTCCGCCCTTACAAAGGTGTATTCTGACTTTCTTAAATCATTTTTATCTTTCACGCTGTGCTTTACGACAAACAGAGGAGCGCCCGCCACATCGTCCCCGGTGATTGTAATTTCTCTTCCCACCTTCTCCAAAACTGCACTTAAAACCTTTTGTTCTTGCGCTATCTCAGTGCTTAATCTGGCTATCCGCTTTGCCTGCCGCTTAATAAGTCCCTTCAGGGTCATAACCTGGTTTTCATAGTGATCCAGTTTTTTCTTCTCAATTTTTTTTGCGATCCGCTTCTTCATATTTTCTCTCTATCTCCTTGTAAAATGGACAAGCTGCATACATATCCGCACAAAACAATTCAAAAAAATCTTTTCTATCCCGTATCGTATTAAACCTGACCTGATTTAATATATTAAATCCCAGGTTGTCTACTGGAGCTTCGTGTGTAATTGTTATTTGCCGCTTTTCATCTCTACTTTTAGAAATGAAAAACGGGCACTTCGCGCAATCTTCCATTCACCGTTTACCTCTTCCCAGAATCCACTCTGCGCATAGTGTACCGTCAAAGTCCACCGAAAATATCATCAGTTCCTCTTATGGCGTAACCCTCAAAGAAAGCTTCCATACCCTTTTGAATCAACTATTGCCTGACCGTCTGCGTGTAACTAAACGCTTCCTCCCGTGTAAATCGTATCCACTATTGTTTGCGCCCTTTTTGCGCCGATCCCTTTTACTGAGAGGATCAACTTATATAACTCGTCGGAATCATATATCACTATTTCTTCCCTGCTGTGATCCCCTATTACATCGTCCACCCCATTTTGCCAAGCCC